TCTAATAGTGAGCGTGCGGGGATTCGAACCCCGGACAACTTGATTAAAAGTCAAGGGGTCAAAATGCTCTCAAACCGCATAAACTCATGTTTTCTCAATTTTGGTTGGAACGAAAATGGAACATTCTCGCTTCAACGTTGTTTATAATATCATATCATTTTCGACATTGCAACTACTTTTTTCGATTTTTTTTCAAAGCTGTGCAAGTTTTCTTTCCTGCATATGTTCCAGACGTGTTCCATCCTAACTGTTTCCAGTATTTCTTCAAGGCTTGCGTTGTCTTTGCTTTCCAGATTCCGTCAACCGCTAATGGATGTTCGTTTGCATATGTACAATTTGCGTTCAGCTTCTTCTGTAACCACTTGATCGCATTCTTGGAAGAGTTCTTTTTTACAACGCTGTATGATACTTTTACGTTATCATATTTAGGTCGTCCATATCCTGCGATACGGCTGTTACTCTTTGCGTAGGATTTCTTGCATACAGCACCACCGTTTGGTACAACGGCTGTTCCATTAGAGGTGTTGCCCTCGATCGTGAACACCATCTCGTCTGTGACTGCATACACAATCCCAGTGTGGCAGATTCTTTGAGAGTTTTTGAAGAAAATCTGGTCTCCAATCCGTGGTGTTTTATGCCACTGGTCATTGTTTTTGAATTTTTGTGCTGATGTTGGAGTGTATGCACTAAATCCATGTAAGAGATTTTTTGCTACATCCCTGCCGTATGCCTGCACCATACACCAATCCACGAACATGTCACACCAATAGGCATCTGGTCCGTTAATACCAAAGTATGCTCCGTACTTAGTGTAGTTGTTGCTACCTGCGTTTTTTGTCTTACTGTTTAGATTCTTCTTGCTTTTCTTCTCTAAGTATCCGACTTCTCCTTTGGCTACTGTAAGAAGCTTGTCTACCGTATGTGCCATATTAGTCCTCCTTATATTCGATTACCTCAGCAATATCCGTCTTGTTTTTTGCAAGCTCGCTATCCCCGATTCCCTTTGTTGTTGGGTCCACCAATACCCCGACAGCCACTAAGATATTAAGGATGATACCTACAAGCTGTGATACTTCATCCTGTGCGATTGGTGCTGTGATACCTAAGATTCCTAGAATCTGATAGATAAATGCAATTAAGGCAGAAGCCAATGCTACTAATGTTGCTTTATTCTTGAAACGTAATTTAAGATTCATGATTTCTCCTTTCATTTTGTGGAAATATATGTTAATATGTATTTGAAGATTTTTCATACTTAATCTTCAATTTTATACTTTCCCCCTACAGTTTGTAGGGGGTTTTTTATACTTGATAAAACTTCTTTTGGTTAACTAAAGATTCCTTTAGTTAATCAGTTTACCCTCAGGATCAGTTTCTTCCTTACCAACATTCATCAACTCATTATACTGATCTTCCGTAATTCTTCCAACTGCAAAAAATACATCAATCTTATTTTTAAGATCATCTGTAAGTCCATTTCTTTCTTTTAATTTTAATAGTGTTTTGTATAACATTTTACATTACCTCCAATTCTGTTAATGCTACTGCATATTCGCTGTTGACATAGGCTTCTGCGCTCTGTGTGTCCATGTCGTAGATGTAGTCACGGTTATCGTTAAGTTGCTTTTTGACATAATTCCACCCATTAGCCATACTTATTGGATAGTTGAATACTGTATATCCGTCAAGTTGTTCGGAATTGATAAATATGTTTGTAGTTGGATAATATGTTGCAAGTGCTTTAAGTGTCTGTACTTCTTCCTGTGTTAATTCGATTTCCTGCGGTTCTGCTAACAACCATTCGGTTTTGTTTACAATAGATTGTGTATTATCTAACTTAGAAGAATCAACCATTCTAACTAATTTCCCACGCTCAGCATCCACATAATCCGCAATATACTGTTGACCGTCAATCGTTACATTGCCACCAGATGTTACTGGAATGGCGTTGAGAGTGTAGGAGAGCCGGACGGATTGCTCGGTGTATGGCTCGTAAGAGGTTGCTTCCGAACCTTTTTCGATTTGAATTGTATCGTATACACCAGACGGGGCTGACACTCTAATATATTCCGTACCTATTACATTAAATGTATTTATGCTATATTTGTTTCCGTCTGAAGGAATGATATTTTTTATCCACTTTTTTCTAACATCATAAAGTCCAATTCTATATGCATAACTGTCTTCCATTGCCGAACTAAAATTGCGTGCTACAACAGTAATATCTTTTCCACTTTTTTTTATAAAATCTGTTGCGGCGACACTTGCTTTTGGAGCTTCTGTTATTGATCCATTAGTGTTACTTATAAATCCTCCTGATATTGGATTCCACAGGTTCTTCCCACAAACCTTCACCTTCGGATTCACCACGCTCTTAATCTCAACTGGATTCTCTGGCGTTGGTGTTCCATCCTGTGATGATTTGCCATATATCATCATATCTTGAATCTTTCCATTATCGGAATCAGTAATATGAGTTTCGCCTTGATTCGATGCATAGAATTTTGTGATCTTGTTACCTAAAGATTCCTTTAGTGAACCAATTTCCTTTCCAACTGTAGCCGAATCCGCAGCCTTTCCAGATACTGTAAGTGTTTCATCTGTAACTATACCCTCGCTGTTATACTTTTTCCCAGAAGTCCAAGCTGATGTATTGGCGTTCCAATAGTACCAATTACCTTTTATATAGCCACTTTCTTCTCCATAATAGACATACACCCTTGTCTTATCTGTCATTTGTGATACTGCTGTTGCAACATAAGGGGACCCAATCTGCCCCATAATCGCAGACCATGGAACTTTCTTTAAATCATCTTTCCCAACCAGACAATACATATCTTCTGTCGGATTAGACAACAGCGGTAAATCATTTATCTTTGCCATTTGCATCCACCTCTTTTACTTCTGTAATGATTGTATTTATTTTTGTGCTAAAATTTTCCGACAACACGGAAAACGTCATATCTACGTTCATATACCCTCCTTAATTCACTATCAGTTGATGTTTCAATACTTTCTACAATCGGCACTTATACCGTTTGACTTACTGTTGAGACAGATGTTCCTACTATAATCGTATCGAAATCAGAAGTTTTCTTTGATCCATACAAGATCACAGCCAATTTTTTTGTTTTGTGGATAACTATTATTTGTCCATAACACATAACGATTCTCATTGTTAACTTCCTGAGATATTGCTTCAACACGTATATAACCAGTATCATATACATGCAATATCGCAGAACTCAAGCGATAACCTTGTTTACGATCAACATAAAGATAGTTGTTTCCAGTACCATTCAATTCGGCATATTGAGTTGCAAATGCATCTTTTAAGTCAGAATTTAACGTAGAAATATCTGATTGTATTTCACTTATATTGTTTTCTATATTTCCAATCCCTAATTTAGTTTTAATCAAAGACACGATTGTTGACCACTTAACCTTACTAGCAGTACTCCCACCAGTAAGCATGTAGTCTGAATCTGAGATAGTTGTTTTCTCTGTTAAATCTGAGATATGCACCAAAGGTATATTAATTGCCATAATATTACTCCTTAATCGTTCAGTTTGTTATCCTTGATAAAGTCTCTAATAGCTTTGACATGCTCTTTGAGTTCATCGTCCACTATATAAAAATTGCCCTTATTATTTCTGCTGATTGGTTCTCCTGTGCTATCGTCAATCTTGTTGTATGTGTATGATACTCTGTCTCCACCGTCAATGTTTAATACCATAAAGCTACTCAACTGTTTCATTTAATATTTCCTCCTGCTCTTTAATTAAATCGTTGATTTCTTCCATGTATTCTTTCTCGTAGTCAATTACTTCTTCTTTCTCTGAGTTGTCGAATTTTTCAAGTCGTTCAAACTCATAATCTCTCTGAATTGCTTTGATTTCCCATGAAAACTTAAGATTTTCAGTACCTTTTACGATAAAGTAACTGTCAGTCTTTTCTTCTACCCATATGTCGCCTTTGCCCTCTTTCTGCAAGAATACTTGGTACTCAACACCTGTGTTTACTGTTTCTGCAAATATATCGTCAATGTCTATGTAACATTTTCCTGTTTCATCAGTTTGTGCTGTTCCGATGTCTCCAAAATATGGAGTTGCTGTCTCGTAGCAATACTGCTTTCTTGTATCGTAATTTTCTGTGTCTATAATTCTGTTTTTTTCTCCGGCAACAGACAAACTTCCGCCAATAGTAACTGGCTGATAAAAACTTGATCTTTCTTTTCCAAAATGAAATTTATATTCACTTATCGACCCAAGATAAAGTGATTCATCCGTCATATGCATTGTTATGTCTGTTTGTACTGTAAGTGGTCCACTGCTGTTATTTTTTAATACAATCTCATCTGGGGACAAAATCGCACATGCACCAGTTCCATCCTTGTTTTCAGATAAATATATACCACCGAACACGTCTGGTGTTATACACACATATGATATTGGCTTTTCTCCCATGCCTGATATATAATGCGTTACGACTATCCCTTTCGTGTTTATGCCAACAATTTCATTGTCATTTGCATCATAAACGTGCATTTGTCCATTACCGTACGTGTTTGCTTTTCCACCAAGATTTAATGTTCCACCTCTAGCATAAGTAAAGTTGATATACAACTTACCGTCAGAGCCACGATAAATACCTTGCCATGCTCCGTCGTTAGTCAGCAGATTGAATATATCTTCGTGAGTCAGTGCATCAACATCAATAGCTACTGGAATTGTCTCAATATCCAACACCTGTGAAAATCCACCTGCGGCATACATCGTACATCTCAATGCTGTAAGATTTCTTGATATACCGATACCACTTGAACCGCTTGCAGTAACACCGCTTGAATCACTCGCCAATACAGAGTACAGTGCATGAGTAATGTCCGTTTCATCCTCAGATGAAGTATAAACGGTCGTGTATGTATCTCCATCCGTTGTTTCCTCAATCTTGAATCGGCACTCATATGCTGTACGTGCTGTTGCTGTACCGTCACGGTAATAACCAGATAATGTAATGTAGTTCGGCACGATTGTGTTGTCCGCAGACATTTTCACGATGCTAGACGATGTTTCCATGAAGTATGTTCTTCCTGCACTTCCTTGCGGACCAGTAGCTCCCTTTTCCCCCTGTGGGCCCGTGGCACCAGTTTCTCCCTTTGCACCTGTTTCTCCGGGGATACCACCTTTTAATTTAGCAATGTCAAATCGTTTCGTGACAGAATAAGTATTAAGGTAATTAGCTGTAATATCCACCCATCCAACATCTGTTGTTAATGCTGTTACAGTGTAGGTGTGTGTTGAGCTATTCCAAGAGCCTACAACACCACCCGACTTTTGCACATTATAAGTACAGTCGTTTGATATGTCGGTATGACCGTACAATACCTGTGCTGTCGTGTGGCACTCTGGAAATGATGTATATTCTCCCTTATAATCTGTCGTGATTGCTTGATAATCGTTGTCCAGATTGATAATCATTGCACGAGATTTTCTCGCTTCTTCCAGTGCCTTGTTAGCAGTCTCATCATCTGTGTATTTATTAAGCTTCTGCCAGTCGGTTTCCACATAACTTGCACCCTCTCCCCTTGCTACAACGCAAGTAAGGATGTCTCCGTTCTGTCCTTGATTCCACATATCGCCAGTATCATAAGGTGGTGTAGGCTGTGTCAAAAATACACGACATTTACTGTCTGCTGTGGACTGTGCGAAAGATGCTGTCCTTAATGCTTTTGTAACGTCCGTGTCTTGTACTAACTGCCACTTCCATGTGTCGCCATCTTTGAAGAATCTGTAGGCATATCCTTTAGATTTCCAATAAAATAAGTCTCCCTCATGCTTCTTTTTATCATCTTCTGTTGTCCAGTCAGAAGCAGGGATATTTTTTAATGTTGGTTCGTAATCGTAGTAGAACGTCTCAATTTGTCCGTCTATCTGGTTCTGTAGGTCCGCTACACTTTTTGTAACTGTTTCTGCAAAATCTGATACTTTACCATCTGCGTAGTTCTTAGATTCTTTCACAGCATCACTAATTGCTTCTGGTGCTGTTTTGCCACCAATCGTGACGTTGTCCCCAGAAATCTTTACAGTACCAGTCTCCATATCTGCATAGAAGATAATGTTTCCAGATTTATCCTTGACTGTCAATGCACCAGTATTAATATAATCTGCATTGATTCCCTCTGTATAAAGCAATCTTGTTATCATTTCGCCTGTGATTGTAAAACCATATGGATAATTTTTACCGCCATCCGTGGAAAAACCGATTGCATCAGATGTTAACTTAATAACATTTCTTGATTCAGCAAGCGACCTCTTATCATGCAGGTAATAAATACTAGAACCGTCTGGTTGCTTCTCTTCCGTTGAATACAATCCACTACCGCTTTTAAGTGTTTCGTTCAGTTTTTTAATCGCATTTTCACGATTTGTCTTTTCACGTTCAACTAATTCTTTCCCTTGAATCAGTGCTTTTTGTTCACTTGACGTGTAATTGCTTTGATTTCTCATTGGAGATTCTGCACTATTTTTAAGTGTTGTATATCCAAAGAATACAAAGTTTACATCTGTTAATACAGAATAGAAGCTTTTACCTCGCCAGTCTGTAATCTTTATCTTGTCTCCAAACTCTGCAATTGGATAAGAAATATAATCCATCGTAAATCCACGAAACGTTACATCCTTGAATCTTTCATAAATCCAAGAAACTAATGTTTCTTCATGACCTGCAACTAACGGATTCTCTATTTCTAAAACGTAGCCATCTGAACCGTATTTGACTAATTCTTCCACATCTTCTTCATTTTCGTTACCATCTTCATCGGTTGTTGTCTTAGTGACAGTCTTTGTCATTTGCACGCCTGTTACCTGCACATCGTTTGTATCATTCGTCAGAGTGTTGTAATCGGTCAAAGTATGAACATTACCGCTGTCATAGTTAAAATCATAGGTCATTATCTGTAATCGCCCTGTGCGGTCAATTCTTGCATTTCCGCAGGCAATCATTGCAATAAATCCTATAATTTGTCGGTGTGTATACTCACTTGATGGCATGGATGGTATTTGGAAATCGTTATGCAAAAAGTTACTGTCTCCAATCAATATACCGCAGGTATCACAACTATCAATTAATACGCTCTTTGCTGTCGCAGGGAACGTCAATGTTGTGCTGTATGCCTTATCAGCTTTGTACATATCATCGTATCCGACAATAGTTACAACGTTTCCGTAGCCCTCTGGCTGTGTAACTGTAAATGTACCGTATTCAATTTTTTCTGTTGTCTCTGATAATTCAAATGTTAGATACAGTCTTATTTTTGCTCCAAAGAAGTCATAATTGGATAAGTGATCATCGCCATTCATGATTTCTAACTGGACATTACGGCTGAGTGCAACACCTAAAGGAATGGTGTTAGCACCTGCCGCATCGACCAGACTATTGTTATCTATTGAAAAATCATCTTCTCCTAATGGCAGTACAGTTCCATTCGCAAGCGTTACTTCTGCATTGCATTTAAAATCTTGTCGTTCTGTCATTAGCTGTTTAAATTCATCACTTACATTTATCATATCGGGTTAACCCCCTGCATATTGAAAGATATACTTGATACTTTTTCATGGTTATTTTTAAGTGTTTTTATCTTAATGTCCGATACCTGTCCGACATAAAACTTTGCTGTTCTCCACTCTCCGTAAAATACAGAAAAATAATGTAAATCAAAAGATTTACCACGTGCCACCATTTCTAATATTTCCGTAACCTTAGACATTGGCACATCCGATGCACTGTATGTAAATCGCTCTACTGTGAACATCGGGGTAAACTTTCCTTTACCAGACTGTGCCCTTGTGCTACCTTGCGTATAGGTAGTTTCAAATGCTACAGCTGTGTCTGAATCTGGTTGCCAGACTTTTTTATTATTGATTTTTATATAATCCTGTGCCATTTTTTACTCCTTTCTACGCAAGGCTGAATGGATTTCTACCATTACTCATTTGTCTTAGTTTTGCTTCTTCGATAAATTCATCAAACAACGTCCTGCGGTTAATCTGTGCTGTGAAGTGATAATCTCCACCGTTGTTACCGCTGTTGTCTGATTCTAAGGACTTCATAACAGATAATAGCTGTTCTAGTAGATTAAGTACGTCATTGTTGTTGCTATCTGTACTGTGTTGCTTTTGTGCGATCACTGCGGATGCTTTCGCAGGTATTACCGCTCCACTTGCTACATACGGTGCTGTAAATGGTACATTCGCCAACTGCTTTGACTGATCTAGTAATGTATCAATCGTATCTGGAAAAGCTTTTTCCAAACCTACTGTGATACCCGCAGGAATCATCTTACCTACTGTATCTCTCATAAGTCGTGATGGAGAATGGATTCCAAAGAAATCTTTCACACCCTCCCACGCCTTTTGTGCAAGACCTGTCATTTTATCAACAAGAATCCATGCAAAGTCTCCAACGCCTTTTGCTATACCTTTTACTACATTCATACCGACACTTCCCCAATCAACATTTTTAAATGTAGTTTTCATATCCCTAATAGCAGATGTCGCTTTTTTTGCCAACTCTCTAGGTAGATTTTTAACCGCTTCTATGATATTGGTCAATATTTTCCCTGCCGTTGTTTTTAATCCGGATAATTTTCCAGTAATTCCGTTCCCCATCTCCTTAAGTCCATTCTCTCCAAGTCCTTTAAGTTTAGATGGCAAATTCTTTATCGCATTAAGCAACCCATTATATGTATTTGTCATAGCTTCAACTGCTGTACTTTTTGCAGCTACAATACCGTTTTTAATACCTGTAATTAAACTTTTACCAAGTGATAACCAGTTATACGCTGTAAATACATTAACCATAGCTACTATAATTTGTGGAATACTCGCAATAAGAGTAGGGATTGCTTGAATCAATCCTTTAATCAATATCCCAATAAGTTGTATGCCTGCCATCAATATTTTAGGTGCATTGTCATTGATTGTATTTGCAATATTGCTAACAATCTGTGGAACATTTTTGATTATGTCTGGAAGTGAATTAGCAATACCTTTTGCAAGATTCAACATAAGATTTAGACCAGAATCTACTAATTTTCCTGCATTTCTTCTTAAGTTTGCAGTAAAACTCGTCAATGCTGATAATCCCTTACTAATAAACTGCTGTGTCCCATTTGTAATACCTTTTGCCAAGTTATCCATAAAAGACACACCAAGCTGTGTTAATGCCGTGATTGCTTTTCCTGCAACAGATATTGCACTAACAAATATTCCAACCCAATCAATAGATGTTAATAATGTTGCTAATTTTGTGCCAAGCTGTGACCAGTTTGTTGTAGTAAGTGCATTATCTAATGTTGTTAATATTCCTAATGCTAATCCAGATAAGCTTGTACCAATAGACTTAACATCTATCTGGTTGATCGCACCATTCAAAAATCCACCTATTGACGTTCCTATTTTTGCCCAGTTAAGAGTATTTACAGCTCCCTCTAACATTTGAAACGGAACATTTATTTTATTCGCAAACAACCGCCCAACATTATTCCAATTCACTTCATTGAATAAGCCGTTGATACCTGTTGCAATTTTTGAACCAAGATTTTTCCAATTGATTCCCTCTATCAACAGATTCAGTGTGTTGACAATTGTATTAATACCTGCACCTACAGTACGTCCCATTAAATTCCAGTCTATGTGATCAACAAGACTATTGAATGTCCGTGTAAATGCGTTCACAAAATATGTAATCTTCGGACCTACATTATTCCAATTGATAGCATCATAGATTTTTTGCAATCCTTTATTGATGCCAGATGCAATGTAAGTCCCAAGTCCCTCCCAGTCCTCTTTCTTTATGAGGTTCTTAATCTTCTTAGCAATGTCTGCAATAGAAGATTCAATAGGAACTTTCTCAAACATATCTCCAATGGATGGTCCCGTGTATCCGCCACCACCTCCGCCACCTGTTGATGGCGTTGAGTTTGAACTAGGTGTATTGTCTTTTTCTTTCTGATACTGTCTGATTTCGTCCAGACCAGAAAGATATGTCTGCATCTCTTTATTTGCTTTTTTTGTTGCATTTGCGTTTTTCTTTGTAGACTTCGCTGCACTATTAGAACTCTTAGAAGTCTTTTGCAACGATGCAGCATAATCTTCTTGTACAGCTTTTGCTTTTGTAAAAGATTTCTGTCCTGTCAGTGCTGCTATGAACATACCTACATAAGTAATCGCTCTTGACAGCATATTTATAAATGCCGTTAATATAGGTGCTACTACAGACAGTATTGGTGCAAATGCTGTTGCTAAACTGTTCTGTAGCTGTGTTAATGCCGACATCATAGAAGATATCGAAGCATTAGTAGCAGACGAATATTGAGCAAGGTTATTTATACCTGTCATGATTCCACTATTTACTTTAGAAATCATACCAAAAACAGTAGAATATAAGATACTCATTCCAACCATTCGACCGATTGAAAATCTTGCATTGTTAGCACTGTTTGTAGTGCTTGTGAAGTTCTGTGCCAGTCCTGCAAGACGTTTTCCAAGTCCAGATACTACTCCACCCATTCTGCTAAAAATAGATGAAATACCGCCTGTTTTAGTCTTAGCACTGTCGGCTGACTGACTGACATTCTTGAACGATGAACCAAGCTTGCTATTTGTATTAACAAGTCCTTTTTCTTTTGCATCTGTCTGTGTTATTTCTTTGTTTAAGGCATCCAAAGCTTTTTGACTTGCACTAGATGCCGTGGCAGAATATGCACCAGTCATAGGGGCTGTCTTGATCGCAGGTGTTTGTACTGCCCCACCACCGCTTTCTAACTGCCGTTTCTTAGCGATCAGTGAATCGTACTGCCTGCCTAACTTCTCTGCCGCACTCTCCAATGCCATAAAGGCAGGAGAACTTGTAACACTTTGATTTCTTGCAAACAACTCTTGCTGAGTCTGTGCCACTTGATTAAACTGTGCTTCTACCTGCTGTAGTGTCTGTTCAAGAATCTGATAAGCTGTAGTATTGATAGGGCTGTCACTTATCTTTTGTTGTGCCTGTACTGTCTGCTCCAAGCTGTTATTTAACAGTTCTACCTTTGTTTCTGTGCCTGTGATCTCTGCATTAAGTTTAGCTAATGCGTTAGCACTTTCATCACTTGCCAGACCTGTTCCACCTGTCAGCTTTCCAGTCTTAGGCAGTCCAGTCTTTCCTGTTGTAGATGTTTCCAACTGCTTCTTTTTTGCAATCAACTGTTCATATTGCTGATCTAATTTAGAAGCGGCACTCTCCATTGCTTGAAACGCAGGAGAAGATGTTGCACTCTGATTTCTGTTGAATACATCCATCTGTGCTTTTTCCAACTCTGCAAGCTTCTGTCCTGTGGTTTCTATCGCTTTATCTAACGTATCAAGTGCATTAGATTTAATATCTATGCTTTCTAGCTTCTTTTCTGCCTGTGCGGTCTTTTCGATCTGATCTGCCACAGACTTTGCTTTCTCTTCTACGGTATCTAATCCCTTTGTATCTGGGGTTTTGATACCGCCTTTTATTGCATCCTTAATGGATTTTCCGATGCTGTCAACCTGTCGGGACAGACGTTTTAAAAGGGATGTGATCTCTTTTACGCTTGCTTTAGCATCCGTTGTGTCAATCTCTGTTTTGATATATATACTTCCGTCTGCTTTTTGTGTAGCCATTTAATCACACCCCTTTCTGTCCATTAAGAAGTGCATTAAGTCTGTCTCTTTCTGCTTGTTCTTCTTCGGTGTATTTAACGTCTAAATCAATAAGATTCTTATTCTCTTTGTAGAAATCACGTTCCCAGTCATCAAGTTTCTTTCCTTTCGCTTTCTTTATGCGAACATTAAGAATCTGTGAAAACAAGGATTCTCCGATTTCCATATAAGCTCCCAAAAAAGTCCACCAATGAAGATATTGCATAGCTCTGATTTCTCTTCCTAAGACCCTATTAACCGATGGAATAATAACCGCACCGTCCTGTTCCCAGTCCATTGTGTGCGGTTTTTTCTTCCCATCGTCTTTTATACCCATGTCAATAAATTCGATGGCTTTTTCTCTTGCTTCTTCATAGTCATGCGGTGGCATTTCGTCAAAATCAATGTATAAAATGGTAAGAGCAACAATCCACTTTTCATCGTTCTCAAACTCTGGATCATTAAAAGTCTTTAATATATCCAAAATTGCTCGAAAATCTGTACGAATATCGTACTTAATGCCACCAACTACTATGGATGTTGGAAGTTCCCAGACTTCCATTTATTTATGATATTTAGAAGTTGCTCTTTTGATCTTCGCCTGTTTCTTCTTAATTCGCTGATCTGTTACCTGCTCAATAATATCTGCGATTTCCACGATGATGTTCTCGATGAAGAAATCTCCGCTTTCTGTAAGAGTTAGCGGATTGCAAATAGCAAATACAGACTTAGAAGCTTTAGAGTTAAGCAAGTAATCAATCTGCCCCTCTAATTTGTCAGACAGTTCTAAGATATCCTGCTCTGTAGCATCCTCTGGAAGTTCCATCTTTTCCAAATTAGCAACAACTTCTTCGTATCTTCTTACGATATTTAAATCAACTGGGTTGAATGGGAATCTTCCGATTTCCTCATCATCTTCGTTTGTTAAAATTACATTTAATGCCCCAGTTTTGACTTTTCGTCTAAGTTCTTCCATATCCTGCACTCCTTGTTATGATAAAACTGCTTTGCTGTTGTCTTTTAAGTCCTGTGTAGCACTTTCTGAAAATGTCCCGGATGTTACGTTGTAAGTACCTTTTCTGCGGTTTCCTGCGTAGTTAACTGTAAATGGAATCTGGTAACCACTTGTGTCTCCACCGTAGGATGTTGGAACAATATAACAATCTTCTGCGTATGCTTCATAAGCTCCGCTTGATGCTTCTTTCCATAGGTGTACTTCTACTGCGGTAGTTTTCAGATTATCGTCTTTGTAACGATTATCAATGATCTCCTGCAACTTCTGGCTTAATGTACTGTCAGCTTCTGCATAATAAGGGTCTGCTTCTGAGGAAACCTCATATCCGTTGTGTTTGAATGTAGATTCTCCGATAATATTTTTACTTGTTTCTGTATCGGGATTAAGTTCGACATTGTACTCTTCTAAGTCTTTTCCAAGACGTTCATAGGATGGTGTTTTACCACCGCACAAAGAGCCTGCATCTAAGAAATGAGCCATATACTTACGGTCAATTTTACCTGTTGTAACTGCCATTATGATTCTCCTTTATCTTTTCAAGGTCAGTGATCTACATCCTGTCGTAGACCAGTTAATAGTTAATTTATCTATCAAAGTCGTTTTGATATCGGGCAGAAATATTGATAGCCCAATTCTCAGACTTGTTTTCGTTTATACTGTCCAAATATGCAGGTGTTTGTCTGTCAATCGTCAAAAACTTTCGATTGCCTGTCAGCACTGGATATTCTTCTAGTTTATATGTGTTGTTTTTAATTGTGATTGTTTGCTTTTCCAGCCATTTACCAAGGTTATCCAACCACTCCTTAATGTATGCTTTCCTATTTGGTTTTGTACCGCTTGCACGATATATCACGCAAAACGGATACAGACATACCTGTGTGACGTGACCAGTGATACTCTCTTTTTCTGATTCAATCACTGCACCGCTTACTGGGAACATTGCTTTTCCGCTTGCATCATCTAATGTAGAAAATGCAATTTCGTCTCCCTCTCTTAGTTCTGGGAATTGATTTACCAGTTCTTGCAATGCTGTTGTGATCACGTCAAAACCATCAATGTCATACTTGACTAGTTTCTTTTCTTCTGCCATCAACTTCCTCCTGCCTGCTTTTTAACATGAGTAACCCATGCTTTACCGTGATTCTTCTTTGCTGTTTCAAACCATTTTGGAGTTGCTTTTGGATTCTGGTAGCTTAAGTCAACTTTTGCATTTGTATGTCCTGCAAATTCAGTGACTAATACTTTCTTAGCACCTTTTCTCGCCCACGGAGACCCTGTTAATTCGTCAACCATACCTTTACCATAGTATAAGAAACGTCCCATCGGTCCAGTACCTGCACACACCATTCCAGTACCTGCAAGAGAAGCACTTTTTGCTCTCGTTACGTTAATGAATGTACCTGTTTCATGTGGCATATATGGAACCATATCAGTCATAACTTGACTATCTAACCAATATTGAGCACTTTGTATTTGTTCATCGAATCTCGCCAGACTGATATTAGCTCTCATGTTCTGTGTATTCACATTAACATTTCCTAATTTCTTTTTAGCCATATATAACCACCTACTTAGCCATTACCTCAAAGTGCGGGATTATGTCGTAAAAGGCACTTCCAGTTATTGCAAAGACATAATCATACTTAAGTTTCATTTCTTCATAGAATCCGTCAATATAATCATCCTCTGCAATCGGTTCTTCATTCTTCCATTCGCCAACGATAAAGAAATCAAAACCGTTTGCCTTAGAACTAAACGTAAGTGCTTCTGACAACTTATCATTCGTCTGTTTACACCATTCTTTAGGCGGTAGCCATAATTTACTCCCTACCATCTTTTGACCGCTTTTTAGGCTATACTGCACGTTTAATACAGCATTGTCCTGTGAGTCAGAACCGTACTTTGCAACGATGCTTGCTTTATCCATGTTTAGGTTCGTATTATGCAAAATAGAGGGATACCATGTATCTCCCAATTTACTTTCATACCTATTAAAAAGTGTGATTGTATCGTTATACATCGTATCCCTCCGTTTTTTTATCTTGGATATATTCCCATGTACAGCAAGTTAACTCCGTTAGCATCAGTGATGCCAGACAGATAATCTCTTATCTTATCATCGTATAGTTGCTTTTGTGCTTCCTTATCCGCTAGACACTTATCTATCAATGTAGCCGTGCCTGTGTTACTGGAAGTCACATAGCTTATACTCTCGTTTCCTGCACTCTTAGATGCTACCTGCTTACTCATCACAGTTCCATCTTCTAATGTGATATAACCCTGTGATGCTTCAACTCTCGTTTCTGCCTGTTCAATCTTATATGTGATTGATAGAAGTTCGCAAACACATCTTTTAACTGCTTCTGCATCATCTTCATCTGTTGGAAAAGCAATCTTAAGTTTCTTCACATTGTCAACACCAGTCGTGGCATTATCTATCTTCTTGCAAGAATCCCAGACAAGACGGTTAAAGTCCTGTTCTGGGATAGCTTTCTCTCCAAAAAGGTTTTTGTAATATTCATAGTCAATGTACGCCATGAAATCACACTCCTTTTTATCCGTTGGATTTAATAACACCCATGCGGATATTCTTCTGGTTAAATGCTAAAGACCAGTTTCCTTTAGTTCCTAACTCTGCATTTGTAGGAGACTCTTTTGCAATCTTGTTAGCATTAATAGAAAATCCGTTAGGATGTAATACATAACCCTGCTTTGTATACAGTTTTTCAATACCGGCAGATGTTTCTGGGTCATAGTCTGTATAATAAGGATTTTCATAGTTTGTCTTATCACAAGTCAATACTGAACCTGTACCAAGCATATAAGTTTTGTATACTGGGTTTGTTCCTGTTGTATCAACTGTAAATCTGTCTGTTACCAGTGGGATAAATCCACCGATTGTAGGAAGATTTACTTCTCTTTCTACTGCGTTAGCAATAGTGTATTTGTTGTAGTCAACAAGTCCCATTGCTTTGTATTTTGCGTAGATGTAAGAGTTTAATACAAGTAATCCCATCTTGTCAGCGGAATCTCCTAAAGCTTTCTGCTGTGCAAAGATAAGTGTTGTATCATCAATTTTGTTTGCATCTCCTACAGTGCCCTCGCCAGTTAAAGATAAGTCTGTAATATGGTTTTCCATACCAGACAGGCTTAAAACTGCATCAACTGTAGTCATTAAGTCACGTGTTCTTACTTGCTTATAAAATCCTGCAACAGAGTTTGCAACATGAGTCATAGGGTCTGCACCTGTTAACTCTTTTGTAAAGTCTTTTGCTTTCCAAGCTTTCATTCTCTGAATTAACATACAAGTCTGTTTCTTTCCTGTGATTTCAACAGGTGTATTGTTTGTTTCTCCATCGTTGTTCAAAGCCTGTGAGTCTTGTTCATCAATCGGTGTATAAAAAGGAATTGTTGCAACGTTTCCTTTTTCTCCGATTAAGTCCATGATTGTATTGTCCTGTGCTAACACACCAGATGCAATAATCGCATCATTCCATGTTGGGTTTTCTGACATAAACTCAGCGAAAACCTCTGGGTCAAAATCAAAACCACCAAATGATCCTGTTCTTGGCATAAAAAAAGTCCTTTCTACCCCTAAATAAGAATAGATAAGGACTTTTCTTTGTCCCATCTACCTACAACTATTAAGGGATTTTTAGGTTAGCGGCTCACTTCCATATTGTGAGTCGGTATTATCTATCTGTCGTTTAATAAGGTTGCATAGTAGTCTGGGTCCTCTGCCTTAAGCTTCATTCTGTCGTCTAAAGACATTTCCCTTAACTTCTGTGTTCCCTTTTTCTGCTCTCCGCTGTTGAACTTAGTCGTAAAGCTTGGAATATTAGGAGCTGGTGCTTTCTTTTCGTCAACTAAGATGTTCTCAATTGGTTTCCCATCTTTAGTAATAAGTTCTTTAAATACATCTTCTGCATTTTTCCCATTCTCTTCTTCTAACTTCTGAATCATCTGGGAACGGATAGAGTCTTCTGTAATTGCATTTACAAATTTTTTATCAGATAAGAAATCTTTTACCTTGTCTCTTAACTCTGTCTGCTTAGCTTCTTTTGCTCTTGCTTCTTTTTCGTCTGCAAGCTCCTGTGTTAATGTTGTAATCTTAGTCTTAAGACCGTCAACATCTTCTTTCTCTAATTCGGCTAATCTGGTCTGTACATCGTCTAAAGATGTTTTGTATTCATCTTTTTTCTCTACCTGTTTATTATAATCAGCTACAGTCTTATAATTTTCGGCATGTCTTTTTTTTAGCTCTGCCTTTTTCTCTTCTGGGATTTCGATTCCTAATTCTGCTAAAATCTGTTCGTAATTCTGCATTGTATATCCTCCTATACGATATTTGTATACCGCTCGTCTGCGGTAATGGATTAAGACTTATATACCTAAGTCAAGGTAAAAGAAATGTGGGGACTTAAACCCCACTCGAGTCTCGAACTCTTTTCCTGTTGTCATGCAACCAAAAACGCTTAAAAAACTCTGTACTTACAAGGAGGCTGTGGCAAATCTGCATAATTCCTACATATTTATTGTAAACCCTAAAATATGCCGTTTCAATACCCTCTTTTTTTACATTTCCGCAAGTTTCTTTATCTGTCGCTGTATCTCTTTTCTCTCGTCCATAAAGTCGGAATCAATAACCATAGAAGAAAGCATATCATACACTTCCACCATCAATCTACCGACCGATTCCATAAGCTTATCACGGTGTCCTTGATCTCCGTTTTCTTTGTATGCCATTTTAGCGCTTAAGTAGTTGTCATACAATGCATCTATATTTTTATCATACTTGCCATTGCTGTACTTCTTAATAAGATTCTCTCCTGCATCCATGACGGTTTCCGCTATGTCTCCATGCTCCATCTTTTCCAGATTGCATAATGTTGTTGTAATCTTATACATTGCATCAAGATTAGATGTTGTGAGCTGTTTTAATGCTGAGTTTTTTTCCCTTTCTAGCTGTTCTTCCAGAACATGTTTGATTTCACTCATAATTTGACCCCCTTAAGCTTCTTTTTGTATTTCTCATGAATGCATTCCTGTGTCTCTGTAATATACACCATGTCGTATCCTACAGAGATTAGATCAGTAACCATCTTTTCAACCGTTTCTAACTCTTTAGATACGTCTTTTACCAGACATTCTACAAATAGTGCATCCGATACGTTTCCGTTCGTTCTAAGTTGCTGTGCGTACTTCTCATAGGCTTCTTTTGTCTCTTTCTCCCAGTTGTGATACTCTATAAAGCCATCCTCTACGGCTTTCTGCTTTGTAGATTTTCCGATACTTAGTCTACTGGCTGTATACCAAGAGTCGGGAATCACTTTTATAGTACCGCTAAAAGAATCTTTTAAAAGCTTGCCGTGATGATCTACAAAATACCTGCATACTTCACGTCTCTCCAAGCTTTCTGTAAGAAACTGGTATTCATGTAATCTTTTGTAGCCTTTCAAACCTAAGAAGTTGAAATAGTCTGCCATTTGACCGTGTATCATCATAGCCGCTACATATCTTTTGTTGATCTCGTCAAAGATATCTTCTGTTTTTGTTACTTCAAGATTGTTTGTAAATTCAATCATGATCGCACCTCCTTAAGAGATACGCTTTATAATAATATTCGCATCTTTTACTATTGCCGCTGTTGTTCCTACATTTCCGATGCTTACGATTAAGCTACCGCAAGATGGTACAGTTACAACCGTTGTTGCTCCCACGTTCTGAAATGTGTTCGCTGTAACTACTGTATAGTCCATTTCTGTTCCACCAATAGCTTCTCCGTTAAGCTCTACAGCAAGTTCCGTTGCTCCTGCTGCATTAGCGGATACATTTCCGTTAAATTCTACCTCTACAGTCATAGGACAGTTTGATCTATTCGTTAACGTAAACAGACCAGACCCCTCTACATGATTCAGCCACCCATAATTACAAGTACAACGTCTGCTACTATATCGTGTATTCGCAAATAGTACGTTTGCACCACTGTTTACATCCTGCTGTGCTACATTTACCGCATTTAACATAATTTTCCCTCCTAAACAAAAATAGGATGCCGAACCCGACACCCTATCGTCAATATATTGCTAGTCTACTTAGTAGATATGGATTCTTCCAACAAGCTTGATTTATTTACACATTTACACTTCCGCAGTTGCAACCACCGTATGCATACCCATTATAGGATACATAAGGACTTGCTGTAATGTATGCAGGTGTTGGGAATGGTCTAACAGCATCCACAATGTTCTTAGTCTGTGATACCTGCGAAATCTGGAAGTTAGATAACTGTAAGTCTCTATCTCTGTCCGCAAGTTTATCTCTAAGATTCTGGATTGTGTTGTCCTGCATCAACTGGCGTGTAGCCTGTCCGTCTGCGAGGATTGTTTCCTTAATATCACAGCAACACTGTGCCATCTGTGCCTGCATATTCTGGGCCATTAAAGCCGCATCATAGCGGTTCTGTAACACTTCTTTCTGTGTTTCACAGCAACAAGCCTGCTGTTGTGCCTGCATCTGCTGTAATCCTAACTGTGTTGTGTATCTGCTTTCTAATACGTCTCTCTGTGTCTGACAAGCTGTATTAGATACGTTCTGGTTTGTATTGAAAATATCTCTCTTAACAAACTCATCGGATAAGAAAGCATTTTCGCCTGCGGTCGTTGCGGTATCGTTATTTCTTCCCCATCCGTTACCACAGAAAAGGAAAGCAATTAAGATAATCCAAATCCACCAACCACCGTTGCCGAAGCCGTTATCATATCCGTCATTTCTTGTCACTGCCGCTACATCTGCCGCAGTGAGTCCCATTGCTTCATTCATTGTTGTTGTCCTCCATAAATTTATTTACCAAGCTGTGCACCGCTTAATATCTATTTGTTCACTTTGTCCACAATATCCTGTGGATTCATGCCCTGCTGTTGGCATAGGCTATTAAACACTTCTTGTGGGTTCTTTCCCTTGCACATTTCCATTGCCTGCTTGATCGCAGGGTTTGTCTGTGCCATGCTCTCAACCATAGACTGCGGATTGTTAGACCCTCTTACCATGCCCATTACCTGCTGTACCATCTGCATAGGATTGTTGTTTCCCATCATACCGCCTATCATGTTCATTAAAGGATTACTCATTGCTTAACTCTCCTTTCTCTGGTTGCTCTCCTAGCTTTGCTAGAAGTTCTTCAAACTCTGTTCTTGTAACATATCTATTATCATAGTTTACATTTTGTTTTTGGGCGTTCTGCGTGGCTTCTGGCGGTATCTCCTCGAATCTAAATACCTTAAAAGTTGCACTGCCCATTCCATCTACACTCTTTACATAAAAGAAAGGTGCGTTGTTATCCATCATCCATGCTGTAGCCCCTGGCTGTACGATCTGGTTCTTTGCTCCCTCTATGCCTGCAACTTGTATCCAATTAACATTCTGTGTTGGAACTTGTGTCTCTGGCATTGGTTTATTGTACTGCTGTTGCATTTGCTGTAACTGATTTAGCCTATCCTGCAACTGCATTGTATCCTGCTGATACATTGGTGCATAAGGATTATAGTTATATCCGTTCACTCTTCCACCTCCCTTTTATGTGTAAATTATCGCATTAAAAAAGAGACTCTAACAGGTCGTTAAAGTCTCACAAAAGTATCATATTAAATTAAAAAATTAGCACCATGATAGGGGCCATGGTGCTTGAAAATAAGGATAAGATTGAGGAACACCAATTGATGAAAAAAGGTGTCGTTGAAAAATAAAAATTAAACCAACATTTGGGGAAATCAAAATGTATTTCTCACGCTCACGATATTGTGAGCGAATGGAAGCAACAGGACTCGAACCTGTGACAGGTCGGTTATGAGCCGACTACTCTGACCAACTGAGTTATACTTCCACGGACTCCATTAGGAATCCACCGTACTATATTGCATAAACAAAAATAAAAAAAGGATTAAAGTGTTATAACATGAAAAAAGTATCTCCGAAACAAGCAACTATCATTTAAAACTAAAAAGGAAATCTTATAATTATTTATTTAACAACTTATTACTTGTTAAATTTATATTGTATCATGGATTTTTGCCTTTTCAATACCCTCTTTTTTAATCAATAAACATCCAATCTTCTGCTAACATATCGGCCTGTGATGCTAACCACCCAGGCTGTAACTTTTTATCAGCGGTTCTTAGAACTAGGCAATCATATACATATACTTTATTTTCTTCTGTACATTCTGGCTCTTCTGTAGGATTGAACTCTGATAAGTCTGCTTTTGTTCCAAACGCAAAATCGAAGCCACAAAATACATACATTCCTTTTCCGTTCCATCCTTTTCTTGCAACCCTTAAACCACGTTTCATATACTTTATAGCATCCCCGAAACTAAATGTAGCTTCTCCACCAAGCACAGGACAGTTCTTTTCGTCTGCAATTACCCATTCATTGGATAAGATATTAGAAAGTGTGTACTCAACTCTCTGTGTTTCTCTAATGTCCAATAAATCTCCCTGCCCTTTATCAGTATCTTTCGGCCTGCATTGCATCATAACAGTTTCTTTTTTAGCATCCCAGAACCAGAAACCACCCCATGATGGAAGTTTTACTTTATCTCCTGCTTTCATTGCTTTAAATGCTTCTTTAAAATTCATTATTTATTCTCCTTAACATACTCTAATAATCTTGTTATTAACTCTCCTGCTGATTCTCTTTGCTGTAGACAGACTTACGTTCATAAATTCTGCACATTTCTCTAGTGGTATATTCTTTGCCCGATACTCGAACAATGTTCTTTCAACATCTGTGAAGTTGCAATACGTACGGAACATATTTAGTTCGGGTACGGTAAAATCATATACTTTCAAAAGCAAACACCTCACTGTTTGTCGTGTGTTGTCAACGCATTTATCAGATCGTCTCTGGTTTTTTTTAGACCCTCGATGTTGTTTCCTGTGATCTTGTTCTCAATCAAATTAAACATGCTTTTCATGACTAGGTTCATATCATCACGTTGATTATTAATAGCACTGTAGTCACTATTTAGCTTTTGTTTAATTTCTTTAATATCTGTCTCTATATGATCTATTCGATGTTTCATATCGTCCGTAGGCTTCTTGTAATGCTTATAGGCAGTATATAAGACTCCTATCGCACTACCAATTGTTATAATCCACCCACAGGCTACCATAATTTTGTTTATAGTATCCATTATTTACCTCGTGCATTGTTGTATCGTGTCGCTGCACCTCGTGCTGAGGATGCTTGACTCCTGTTCCAGTCTGCCGTGTTTAGTCGTTCGTTCTGCTTCTTAAGATTGTTCTCTTTGCAGTAATCATTGTAGGCTTTGTTCTGCTTCTGCAATAGTGCCGCCTTTTTTTGATACTCCATGTCAAGATCGTGCTTTAAGGCTTCGTCCTTTGCATTATCCACAGCCGTTTTCATGCCGATTAACTGTCGTTTCGTCTTTCTGATACGTCTTTCAAGCTCTCTCTGTCGTTTCCGTTTTTCATATTCTTTGCGATTCTCTTCGCTGTCGTAGTCCTCGAACGGATTGTTTATTCCATCCCCCGGGCCGTGGGAGTGTCGGCAGTTTGCCCCATGGATTCCCTGCACGTTTCCCATACCGCAGACCGAAAAAGGCGGAAATCTTGGGTTATTACCGCTTTTGCTGTAAAACTTGCCTTGCCACCAGTAATGATTGGTTAAGTTGTCTCCACCGTCTCCAATTCTTGCTCCTAAATGTGCAGACGTGAGAATTATATCCCAGTTCATCTCGTCCATGCGTGCATCCGTGATCTCTCCTGCCATCTGACTTACACCAGTGCGAACCGCTCTTGTAGTTGCTGTTTCTATGCTGTCTCTGTGTCCGCTAGGGTAGGTTACGTCTGCACCGCTGTTTATTATGTCGTTTACAGCTTCTTTAACCGCTTGTGTGTACCCTGTCGTACCGCTTGCAGTCTGTGTATATGCTTTATCCACTGCCTTAATGTAATTATCATGACAGGCGTTCGGCATCGTGCCAGTAAAGTTATACATCTCTCCCTTGGTCTTTTCATAATTCCTTTGCAACAGTCTCTGTAGATAAGGACTTTCCCCGAGTGGTGTTGGTTCAAGACCTGCTTTCTTGTAGATTGTATCATCCCATTCAAGAGCCTTGATTCCTGCTTCTTTCATAGTGCGTGCTATCTCTGCAATACTTATCTTTGTCGTTTGTGCAATCTCTTTCTGTACCGCTTGCAAGATATACCCTGCATCCTGCAATACATCCATCTGCCACTTGTCAATAGGAGTAAAAAGGTAATCTTCCCCACGTCCTAGCCTTATCATCATTCGCTCTATAATGACAGATACTATCTTGTTATGTAGTTCTTCTGCTTGCTTCTCTGCCTTTTCTGGCACATACCAGAGATAGGTAGGTGTTAACATAATCCCACCTGCCTATTCTTCTGGGTTTTTTACCATTAGTGCCGCATCTAGCATCTTTCCAACTACTGCCGCATCCGCAGGCTTGCCCTCTTGCGTTAATGTTTTGTCTGTTTCTGTACTGCCTGTAACTCCCTTTTTGCAGATGTTGTACAACAGTTTTTCTTGTTTTGTAAATGGTTCGGGCAGTTTTACATCTTCGCCATTAAGGTATTCAAGGTATTTTTCAATCCTGTACTTTCCCATGCTTTCACTCCTCTCCGCTTGCACCGAATAAGTCTGGCTCTTTCGGTTGTGCTTCTTCTTCAAGTGCTTTTGCTTCTTCTTCACTGAATCCCTCAAATTTAACTAGATAGTACCAGAATGGAATCTTGTTTGAAGTAACATAGCTGTACCATCTCGCTCTATCTTCATCTTCGTTGTATGTAATGTCTCCAAAGTCATACACGGTTTCATACGGTCCTCTTGGTGCTAATTGATACAGATCAGCGAATATATTAAGTGCTGCAATCAGATCATCCATGCAGGCTTGTAATTTGTCTCTTACGTCCTTAACAAATTGTATCGTCCTCTGTTGCTCTGCTTCAACTCCTGTTGCTGTCTGGATGCCTGTTGTTTCGTTAAATACAAAGTATCCGTTAGAGAATCCGCATTTATAGCCGATCTGGCTTAACAAAGCATTGATTCCTGTCAATCGTGTATCCGTGTTGAGACTTGGGTTTACCTCTTGATAGAATCCTTTAATGTCTGAGCTATTTACATTCTTGACGTACTCTGGAAGTCTTAACCGCTTCTTGCTTCTCTCGAATCCATCTTGCGTATTGTTTACCCTTGTACCAGTCTCTAACAACTTGTCGGAGTCTAGTAACAACATTCTTCGGCTGTCGAATATCTCTGTTGCGTTCCTACTGTATGCAGTGTCTAAATCTTTTAGCTCTTCTATTGCCTCATAAAAGATAGGCAATCCTAAACTACAATGCAAGTCTACATTGTTCGCCTGCGGTGTCCTAAGAACTGCATACAGACGTTGTCCGTTTAGGTTTGTAAGTCCTACATTTTCCAGTTCTCCCCTCCAAGGTGTCTCGTCTATGTCAATTGGCTTTCCTGTGTCGTTGGCATCCTTAGAAGCATAGCAACGATTTGTAATCTGATACACGTCCTCGATGTACCTATGATATTCTAGTTTTGTGTAGTATGTCCTGCCATCACTGGAAATTTCACGGTGCACAAACACGATGCCTTGAATCTCTCCATTGCTTTCGTCTGTTACAATAAAGTTTTCTGGCGTGATCAAGTCCACACTTGAGCCGTTAGGCTTTAATACAACTGTACCGTATGCACAGCCATATTCTACGTGATGCCGTACCTGTTCCAGTTCTTTGTCTATCTGCTCCTGCAACCAATTAGCTCTTGCACTACCATCTATCTCTACGCCTATTGCAAGTGTAGCAAGGCGTGCTGTCTCCGAACACACCGCTTTTGCAAAGTTGATAGTCTTGATATGTTCGTCTTTGTCTAACCAGTACGGACTGCCCTTATAGATGTACGCACATTTTTCTATAACTCTCTGCATCTCTGGACTAGTCGCAGTGTCTATCTTAAATTCTTCTCTTGCCCTTTGTCTAAAAAGGGCACTTAATATCTCTTTCATTCTGCTAAATATACCCATCTATTCCACCGCTATCAGTTTAACGTTTCCGATTTTTGTTTCTATATCTCCTTGTATCAAATCTCCATTAATAGTAAGCCAAACCCCACCATCATGGATAGATATTTTTTCTATATTCTCGATGCCTAACATTACATTTCCAATTTGTATACAAGTTACATCTTTTAGATTTATCATCATTGTTTTTGTCTCCTTTATGCACTCTCGCCACGTCTCATACTCATTGGACTCGTTGCATATCTGAGTGCATCAATAAAATGGTCGTTGCCGTCTGGATAATCTGCCTTGATTTCTCCGTTTTCATCTACTTCATGCTCGTAGCTTATTACCTCTTCATACAGCCGTGGAGTTCTCGCAGGGTCTATGACTAAGGTCCTACACTGTAGCCACTCATAACTATACTTACGACTACCCGGATATACATTCGTTTTGTTTGCCACAAGTCCTGCATCTCTAAAGTCTAAAATGCTTTCTATCTCGTCAGCTCCACAGGATATTGCATAATCGTTGTAGCCTTTATCTATAATCATCTGTGACATTGCGGTGTTGCGGATTTTTTGACCGCCCAACTCGTCTATGCACAAGATTTTTTGTGATGCAGGCATATATGCACATCTGACAAAAGCTTTCGGGTCTGGATAGTATCCCCAGTCCTGCCCTTGATATATTTTTTCCTGTCTTGATATCTCTTCGTCCGTGATCGTGCGGATTTCCAGAAGTTCGAAAATGTTTGTTCCAAGTCCTACAGGGATTCCAAGATACTCATGCTTGTATGCTCGTTCGTTTGTCTCTTTCAGATATTCTGCATCGGTTATGAACTGCTTCCCTAGCCATTCTACAGGAACTGTTGTGTAGTCACTCTTATGTCTAAAGCTATCCTCTCTTGCTTCTGCTACATACTTATTTGCCCAGTTATTAACAGAGATTGGTGGGTTGAACGTCTTAAACACTACGAACTTAGAACCACCACGCAATACAGATTGTTGTACAGTTCTGATCTCTTCAATGCCTGCAAACTCATCTAGTTCCTCAAACCACAGGTATTTGATATATCCCTTTGCGACCTTGATAGACTTCGTTTTCTTTGCCTTGTCCAGTCCTCTATAGATTATCTTCTGCCCAGTCGGCTTATATATATGTTGTAGCGGACTCTTAGAAGATTCCCACAGATCGCTAACACCTAAGGCATCTATAGCCCATTCTATCTGTTCATACACACTGTCCCTTAGGGTATTACCAACCTTTCGAAACACTGCCGCATTGCTGTATTCTCCTGTTGTTGCACCCTGCATAATACCCAATACAATCTCTACACTAACAAAAGACGATTTAGTCGAGCCACGACCGCCATATAAGTCGTAATATGTATGTTTTCCGTCTTGTATATCCCAATGTACAGCATAAAAAGATGGGGCGATCACATCCGTCAAATTAACCATGCAACCGCTCCTTACTCTCTAGGAATATTATTTACTATTGTAATTCCCTCTGTCTTATTCTCTTCCTGCTTCTTGTCTGCATCCCAGTCTTTAAAATTATTTCTCAGTGCAAATTGTGCACCGTTCGAGCTGTCCTTATGAAACAAACTTTCTTCCATTTGTTCTTCAACTCTGCTCTTCGCACGCGTGATGGTGTCGTAAAACTTATCACTGTCTTTTTTATGTTTTTGATAATACAGCAGATCACTTCTGCCGCTAAATCCTAATGCAAGTGCTAATCCTGTTATCGTAGGATGCTTTCTGTCTAAGATAATTGGATACCCTTGTTTGTTGTACTGCTGTTCCCCATTAATGACTAATGGTTTTCCCTCACAGCTTTCAAAGTATTCGTCTATCTTCTTCTGCATTTCTTTTACACTTTTATATTTAGGCGGTCTGCCACCTGCTCCCATTGTCTCACGTCCTTTCGTTTGCATACACCTTTGTTGTCGGTCCTGCTGTCTTGTAATCATCACATACAGTCAAGTATCTGTCTCTTATCAGTCTCTTGCCGTTATCCTTAGTGCAGTACATAATCCCTCTGTCAGATAGTGTGTTCTTGCATCCTGCACAGCACAGGCTTTTATCTTCCATTCTGCACCTCTTTCTTGTACTTACTGCATACACACATATGACTACACTTTATGTTTACCAGTACCACTTCTGTTTTGTTCTCTGGGATAGCTCTTCTCTTTGTCTCCGTCACGATCTCGCAGTACACGCAATCGTTACAGCAATTCTTTAGTTTGTTATTAATCAAAAAAGACACCTCCCGACTATGGTTATTATCTAATATAATTATACCATAGTAGAAAGTGCCTTTGTTTACACTCTTTTTATTTGATTCTTTTACCGTCTTTCAGTTTTTCTTATCCTTTACATACTCTTTGCGCTCTTCTAAAAATTTCCCGAACATTTCTTTTTCGGCTTTCTCTCTTGCTTCTCTTGTGTCTCCTTTAACTGTCTTTATTGTGCATAATGTTTATGCATAAGTCAACACTTTTTAGATAAAATATTTTATTTTTTCATCATCTGTTATTTCTATATCAATCACATCATCTACATTTTTTCTAAGCATACAACAAATAGCATTGAGACTTTTCATGTTTATTGGTTCGCCTCGCTTTATCTTTGCAAGTGTTCCCTCGCTTAAATACTTGTTTTTTCTTATTATATAAGAAGTATACCCTTTTTTCTTTAATTCTTCCTGCACATCTAATTTGTATTTTAACATTCTTTTCCCTCCTTTTTAATTATTATATCATACTCATAATTTTACTTCAAGAATTTTATACATAAATTTTATGCACTTTTCCATTGACATATACATAGATTTTATGTATAATAAAGACAGTTAAAGGAGATCAGTCAAAGAAAGAAAAGGAGATAAGAAATGAAATATTTTACAGCCAAAAACTTACAGGAACTCAGAAAAGAATACAAAAAATTAATGGTAGCCAACCACCCGGACAACGGTGGAGACGTTGTTACATGTCAAGAGATTACAGCCGAATACAAGAAACTGTTTGACATGTTCAAGGCAGGACAGACACCGGAAGAAGAAAAGAAAAATACATTTGATTATAAGGCAGACGAAGCCTTAAGAAATGTTATCAATAATATTGTTTCTTTCGATGGTATCAATATCGAAGTGGTAGGCTCTTGGGTTTGGGTAGACGGAAATACATTTACTTATAGAGAAGAGTTAAAAAAATTAGGCTTTAAATGGTCTAAGAATCGCAAAAAGTGGCACTTCTCAACAGAACCATCTGGAAAGTGGCATAAAAAGAAAATGTCTTTCGAGGACATTCAAAGAAAATATGGAAGCGAAAAAGTAAAGACTTCCAATGTTTCAAGAATTGCATAGTAAAAGAGATCTGGAAGAACTCACAGGCTTCCAGATCTCTTTTTTATTACTATCTCGTAATCATATCCCATTATCCCTAAAAAATCTTTTAGATCGCTTAGGGATACTTTTTTATTATTAAATTTGTTGTTTAGCTGCTGTGGTGTTGACAATCCTAAAAGCTGTGAAGCTTCTGTCATTGTCATGCCGTTTCTTTTTAGTAGTTCTTTGTAGATTTCTTTTAGTTGTTTATTGTCTTCATAAGTAAAATTTATGTTGTACTCCATCAATCACACCTCTTTTCTATTTTTAAATCATTATAGTTTAAAATATGCCATATGTCAAACGAAAAAAGTTTATTTTTACTATTGACATTTAAACTAAAATCATTTATACTCTAGTTAAAGATAAACGAAAAGCATTTAAAAAGGAGTTTGAAATATGAAATATTTAAGAAAAGAAATTGAAAAGTTAGTCGAAAATGAGGACTTCGTTTCTTACGAAGAATTTATTTACGAACTGGAAGAAGAAAAAGAAGAAGTCAAAAAGTATCTTGAATGGAGAGCAAGCGGTGGAAAGATGAACACCGAAACACTTCCAGATGGGTATGTAGAAGCTTGTAAAAAGATTTTAGGAGGGATTGAAAATGAATAAAACAATCGCAAGACACAAATTTTGGTTACATCAAACAGAGTGTATTATTTCCACAGTTTATGTGGAAGTATTACACGAATACCAAACTGTTGTAATGTATATGGATGATTTCGAAGAAATTGATTCTTATACAACCTGCAGCAAGCAAGAAGCCTTAAAGCTCCATGAATCACTTGTTGAACAGTGGAAAGATAGGCTTAATAAGAACAGACTTGTCAAGGCTGATCGTGACAGTCTTGTAATACCTGCATAATATACACCACCCACCCCGGAGAATGAATCATTAAAAAAATTGTATTTGAACGCATAGAATAAGCCGTAGGAATTAACCTACGGCTCTTTTTTATATCACGTCAAAAGGCACTGACGGACGTTTTAAGACATTTATATAACTTAATGCGTGTTCTTTATCCTTGCACTGGATATAAGGGATATATGAGCTATTCACGTACTCAAATAAAGCTATCCATGTATCTTTCATGGTAACAAGTACCCAGTCTATACCGTTGCAGCTCTTGTTTTCTCTCTGCCCTGTTCCGTGTTCGTCTATCCACTTTTGGAACTGATCACGATTCATGTCCCTGCTCCTCGCTGATGCTTTCAAGATTTTCTTTTAACATCTGCACACACTCGTTGAATCCGTCACGTTTACCGCATAGATACATGTTGTGACCGCTGTAATCGTCCATAGGCGGTATTAATGTACATAAGGCATATAAATCTTGCTTTTTCATTTTAAACTCCTTTAAATCCTGCAATTATCGCACAAAATATAGTTGATAACACACATACATAAGATGATAACATTGCAATTTTTAAAACTTTTTGTATATTTTTATCATTTTTAAATTCCTGTAATGTACGATTTACTACCAGATCAACACAAAAAATTAATAAATATATAGCCGTTGTTGCTCCACATAGTCCAAGTGATGTTTCTGCAATACCATATATCACTATAAATAATATATTGCTCACTTTTTAGCCATCCTTTCATACATTTCGCAAGTACACGTCAATTTATTAACCTGTTGGCACTTTTCTAAATACATATTGTCCATTTCTTTTATGTCCTGCGGTGTCAATCCTGTTTCTTTGTACTCAAGAAGTTCTTTCAATGCCTTAGTTGATACCGCTTCACTTCCTACAAACATTTTTGATAATCGTATCTGATTTTTGATAACGTCTATTGATAACCCTGTCATTTTCTTCCCCTCCTGTTCCTGTTCAAAGCATTCCGTTTCATAAATTTTTCTTTTGATAACGACTTATAATAAGGATTTTTCCTTTTGATAACGTTCTTCTCTTCCTTGCAATCGTCTTGAAACTGTTTATAGCCGTCACATAGGGTATGGCAATTATAAGCTCTTCCTGTGGCTTCTGTACACCCATAGCACGGATTATCTTTCCCTCTCATAATAATGCCCCCACTTTATACATCTTCTGGACTTCTGTTATTTGCTTTGATAACGTCAAATCCATCTGGATAACGTTTCTCTAATTTTTCAATGTTCATTTGCATAATTTCATCCAACGACCAATTAAATGATTCACAAATCATAGCAACATACCACATTACATCCCCAAGTTCTTTTTTTGCGTGTTCCTCGTCAAAACTACTTTCATGGAATATCCATTTTTTGACCATGTCAGTAAGTTCTCCAACTTCTCCAGATAATCCGAATAAGCCGTTAATAATTCCACCCAAGTCAATCCCTGCGTCTGGTACGTTGTCCTCTACTCCCTGTTCTAAATTATCAGCCATATTCATTATTCTTTCTATTCCTAATCCGTCATTAGTTCGCATTGCCTTTACTTGATATTCTTTACCGTTCATTTATAACGCTCCTTTATAATTCGATAACCCTTTGTCCTCTGTCGTACTGACTGAGTATTTTTTCCAGTGTCTCTCCTGCTTTTGCTCTTGTTGTACATTTTTTAATAGTATATAGATGATCTAGTGTTTCTCCTATAACTTCGTATCCGTCAAATACTTTTTTGACATAGATTCTAATAACCTGTTGTGTATTTATAGCCATTGTCTCACTAATTCTTATTAACATGTAAGTCCTCACTTTCTCCCCAGTCTAGCCGATTTCCACACTCACAAACTTCTGTCCATTCCGCTACATAGCTTTTACATTTAGGACATCTGTATAACGCCACGTCTTTCCCTTTAAGGCTTTTGTGCCGTTCTCTTATCGGCAGACTGTGTAATATTTCTCCCATGTGTTCATAATCTTCTAACGTCATTGTAATCGTATCTCTTGCTTTAGCGGACTGGCAGAAACCACTGACTACCAGTCCTAAGAAAACACCAATGATAACAAGTAAGATTTTTAGTATCATTCTTTCAGCTCCTCTTCTTCATAAATAACAACGTCATACTTTCCACCGATAACATTTTCTCTTCTAACCATTACTTTATATCCTTTATCTGTAATATTTTTCACAAATTCTTTTATCGGGATTACTTCTTCCATCCTGTTAGGATAAATCATTCTTGTTACTTCTTTCAAAACTTTTACCTGCTCCATTTTCTTTCCCGCCAATTCACATACGTTTTGTGGTTCCGTGTCTATAATCTTTCCACCAATTCTTTCCACATATCGTTTCAGCTCCTCGTCTGTAGCAGAAGAAAAACTCAAACAATCATCACGGCGAAATTCGCACAAACTGCACCCAACCTTATCGCAATAACTATTCAATGTACCTATCATCTGTTCTCTTGTCATTCCTTAACCTCCACTTTGATTCCATACAAAAATTCATAGTATTCTTGTAATCCCTCGTTACTTAACCATTCAAACGGCATCCTTTTTACACATTTTTTATAACATTTGCATTCTTTGCATGGTGTGCCAACAGGGTCGCAGTAAGCAACTATAGCTTTTTCCACTTCACTTCTTGTCATTTTTTTAGGTTCATATCGTTCTATGGTAATTTTCATATCAACTTCTCCAACGATACGTCCTGCTTTTTCGTCTTTTATATATGCCTTTTCTCTGTCGAAACTTACGCTTAATTGCATAGCGGGAATATTTGACTCTTTTATGCAATTATATAAGTGGCTTTGAAATCTCTGTGTTATTATTTCATTTATTGTTATTGTTTCATTTTTAGTCATTCTCCCACCTCTAAATCTTTCGCAAGCTTGAATCCTGTTCTCCCAACATTTCTAAGATTCTCTTTAATCAGTGCCTTTTTCGGTGTCCTGTTTCTGTCGTACCAGTTCCAGTCGTTGTCCTCTCTTGCTTTTTTCTTTGTTTCATAACTTTTCTCATACTGATATTCTTCTTTTGCCATCTCTAGGCAAGCAATCATGTAATCTATTTGTTTGATAACATCCATGTTCTTTCTCCTTTACAAATATCTAAACCATCTAATGTAATTGACATACAAAGTGAATATTTCATTCTATAAATCACATAAAACTTAAAACAATCTGTTAATACCTCAATGTGGCAAATTATAATGTCTGATTCTTCGCACTGATGAATAAGTGCAAGTTCAAGTTTGATGCATTTTTCTAGTTCTTCGTCTGGCATAACAAACTCCTTTATTTAACCCTGTTAGTCATTCCACATATTTAATAAGCCGTCAATGTCTCTTTCTAATTCGCAATAATCATCTTCGATTTTGCTTCTTAAAATTTCATATAAAGCATTTATGCTTGTTAAACACAACATATTTTCTTGATATATTACATAATTTGGTGTTATTCCATCATCTTTGTACAGACAATCAAATGCGATAACGTATATTTCATCTATCTCATTTATATCTATACATTCTTTCGATTCCTCTTTGCCGCTATATACTTTTCTAAAAATCTTTTCATAAAATCTTACTAAGATTGCTGCTACCTCTTCGTCGTTTATACAATTATCGCTGATTCTTTCTGGATTGCTCATAATTGTATAAATAGCTGCCTTTTTGCATGCGTCCTTGAATTGCGTCTTTGTAATCACGTTCCCACTCCTTTACTTCATCATGCTTCTGTACGGCTCAAAGAAATCTTCTTTTCTTAACTCCATTTCACATTTAAGACAAATGAATTTGCTTTGTATTTTCATGCCGGACTTTACTTGAATATACTCTCTTCCGATATCCTCATTGAATAACCAACTATTACACCATTTGCAACGTGCTGTTGGCATTTTAAATCTCATCATTTTCAAATTTCTCTATTGCTTTCCATGCTACGACCGGTGCTAGATTTAACTCTTCTACTGTTTTAAACTCTGTATCTACATAGCCAAAACTTCGTGCGGCATAAATTTCTTGATAAAATCCGAATCCGTATTCGTCATCATACTGCATTGTTGCTCGTGGTATGCAGTCTTCGTTATCTTCCTGAACAACCTCAAACCACGTTCTTTCAGGATGAGGAACATCTGGCAGATCGTCAGGATTCTTTCTTAAGTCGTGCCATCTATATTTTTGTTGCTTATTGAACAACCATGACACTACATTTAACACCTGCTTTTTTGTGATACTGTTTATTGTCGCTGCATTTATTACATCATGTATCGCTTCGTACTTTTCATCTTTTGTATATTTTTTAGACTCTATTTGTTGAAATACTGCAAACGCTTTTCCAATGTTCATCTTATTCCACCTCTTTCAGTTGCTCTTCCAAACAATGTTTTAATGCATATATGATTGTATAATCTAAAGGACTAATCTTTTGCGGATCATGTTCTGCCCTATACTCATACTTAAATATCTCTGATTCTAACGCACTACTTAGCTTAATTGGTTCCAATGGATTCTCAATATCATCAAGAAACTGTGTTTTCATCTTTCTCTTATATTCTCTTAGATTTTTCAGTTCTTCCAACCACTCTGCAAGTTGTTCATGTTCTTTCATGCATTCAATACACCTGTCAAGTTTTTCATCTTCTGCATTTGCACGATGTAACATAGCCTGTCTATATTTCTTTGTTGCAACATCTTTTGCGTGCTTAATAGCTTCTTCTAATTTCATTCCTCTCCCTCACTTTCTACCCCAAAGATGTACTTAAGGATTCTGTCTTTTCCTACTGCTTCGATTGCATCAACCAAAACATCTCTTGATGTAAACCTAACTGTACCCTGTATTTTTGTTGTAGCCCATGTATCGCAAATAAGTCTTTTCTCATCTTCTTTACATCGAATTAAATAACAACGATTGTTAAATGCTGTGCCATTGTGTTCCTTTGCATATCGTTCAAGTTCAACTTCTATTCTTCTTTTCTCTCTTGCAAATTCTGCTTCTTGTTTGGTTAGAAAAACATTTCCTAATTTCCATCTTCTTCGATCAAAATTATTATCCAGCCACACGCACGATGTAATAGTTCCATCGTTATCAACAATGTAATAACATTCATTTATTTGTGGTTTCTTTACCTTTGCATCCTGTTTCTTGTCTGGTTCTTCTCCATTCATCTTTCCAACCAATCTGTAAAACTCTTTTTCTTCTGCTTCTGTTAAATTTTTAATTCCCATTTTCTCCACTTCCTTTTTCTGTTTAGTCCTCTTTATTTTTTAAATAATCTTCTATGGCTCTTTCTAAATAACCATTGCTGATAAACCAACAATCAATGTATGTTGTTTTATTTTGTTTGTTATATATCAATAGACTTTTGTTTTTAACATTTTTCAATGTTATTCTCATCATGAGTGTATCTGTATTATTGCTTAACTCATCAACTCCTAAAACCGTGTTTTGTGTAAGTTGATTTAGCTGACTTGTAATACGCTGTAAACACGTTTCTTTACAAATTACTTTGTTCCATGTTGGTTTCAAACATCTAATAGTTGTATGTGTATCGTTTCCCTCATCAACATTTGACAAAATAAAACAATCATCTAATTCTTTTATTTCTTCTCCGCTTATAATTGCTTTCGTTTCTATATTATAAATTTGCATTTTTACTCCTTTACTGTCCATTCTCTCCCCTGCCGTTAATAGCAGGGGAAATCATGACTTATACAACAAATAATTAAAGAGTTTTGTTGCTTATGCGTTGCGAGGATTCTTATTTAATTGTTCGTGTGGTATATAAAAATCCTGCTGTGCAACAAGCCTTTTCTGGCTTGAGTCTCTGCCTAATAAAAAATGAAAAATGGAAGAATCTGAAAATACAAAAAACATTATTTGCAGTTACTTAGGCAGAGAATCAAACCAGAAAAGTATTATTTAGTTTTTATTTCCAATAAACTGCACTGGATGTAACATGAATACCTCTAGGTTTCCTTTTGTTACGTTTCTTTTCTGCTTCAATTTCTTTTCTTACTTCATTCCCAAATTTTTCTGTCCAAAATGTAATCAAATACTCTGGAATCTTAAACATTTGTGAGCAAGATTTTGACGTATTGTTTTTTGTCAGTCTTGTCTTTACTACCATTTTTATGTATTCACGAGAATATGGGGCGTTTTCTTCTTTGTCTTCATCTAAGTTCTGTTTTTTCCATTTAAAGAGTGTGGATGAATCAATACCGTATTCTTTCGCAACGCTCTTTACCTCATGTCTTGCGTTACTTTCCGCAACAACTTTTCTTTTAAATTCTGTTGTGAATTTCTTATACCCCATCTTTTTCCACCACCTTTCTGTAGATTGCCACGTTTCTGTCTGTTAGGCTGTCGTGTCGTTTACCGCATACCTCAATACGTCCGTCCTGCACTAACTCCGTTAGCCGTGGTTGTACCTGCTGCCTTGTCGGTTCTAAGACTTTTTTGTGTTTATATAACACCGTTGCGATCTCTCGTGCTGTCATTGCTCCATATTCGAGCTGTTCTAAAATCAAGATATGTATTGCTTCTTTGTTAACCTTTTTGTGTGATTCTCTTCTAGTCTGCTTAGTAATGGAAGAACTTCGTAAAGCTATCTCATTACTAAAAAAACTCATTTGATACATTTTCCATCACTCCTTTTTCCTTACTCTAATTGCTTATGTAGTAACTGCATTTCTAAATCATCAAAATCATAGTCTCTCTCGCAGGATAAAACACTTGCAGGATTCCGCTGTGGCTTCGGTTCTGGTGGTTTCTCGTAGTTCTCGTCAAGGTAATCCACGTAACCGCTGTTAAAAAATGTCGAGCCGTTCTGTGGTTTTCTCCAACTACTGTCCTTAGATAAATCATCCAGATACCTTTTCAAAGCTCTTTCTATTTTTTCTTCTCCTATCTCATACAGAGTCTTTTTCTTTGTGTCGGATACCTGTCCTTTACCACGTTTATTCGGGTACTGTTTCCAGAGTCTTTCAAAACATTCATTTATTGCTTTTTTGTTCGACTTTTCGCAATTTTCTTTTGATTTCTCGCAATTTTTCTTTGCGTTTTTGTCTGTTTGTTCCATTTTTCGTTCCACTGGTTGTTCCATTTTTGTTCCATTTTCAACCACCGTGTTTTCCTCGGTAGTTGTTTCTGCAACTTGTCCACAATCTATGTACTTCTGATACTCATTTACTGTGTACATCGTGCATTTGTTCGTACTTTTTGTGGATATGTACCCAGTGTCCTTTAGTTTCTTCAGTGCTGTTCGGACCTGCGATTCTGTCAATCCTGTCTCTGCACTGATTCTTGTTATAGAAGAAACAAATTGTCCTGCCTTTATCTCTTTTCCACAGTACCGCTTGTCCTCTAAATTTGTATGTAGTAGGCAATGATAAAACAATCTAAATACATTTGTGTTTTCATACCATTCCCAGTCTGTATTTATGTTTATTTGCATCATTGCCCTCCTGCTTAATATTTGTCTCCGTCTTCGTAGATTGTTATCTCGATTCTTGGATTCTTTGCATCGACCTTTATCCAGTTAACGATACCCTCTACCTGTTTCTGACCATCGTTTGGGAACACTCCTACTTCTACCAAGCTATCTAATATGTACTTAATAGCCGAAAAGACATTGTCTGGATCACGTCTTTTATTCTTTTCATACCACTTAATTTCCAGAATCACTGGGAATTTTATGTGCTTTTTCTTTAGCCATTGTGGTATGTATGCCTTGCAAATTTTTTGATTGTTTTTTTTGCATCTGGCACCTTTGTAGGGATTGGTCCTGTTTGCATAAATAAAAGTGTTAAGTCCGTCAAGTCTTCCTTGGATTGTGTATGTTACAGCCATGATTTCCCAAACTCCTTTCTGAACTCTTCCCTGCTACCGATATGCTCTTCATAATATGTTTGAGCAATCGTCTTAAGCTTTGTATCTATGTCTCCATTTTTTCTGTTAAAATGTACACCGTTCGGATGAAAGTCTGGTCTTAGTGGTACGACAAATCCATATTTTTCACTTTTCTTCCTATTAGAACCACCGAATATATGATGTCTTTCCACTATGTAAGAACCTGTGTAAATGCAACAATCCATATTTTCTGTAAATACACTAGTTAGCTTTTTCAAGTTTTACTCTCCACCTTTCTTCCATTTCTTTTATCTCCTGCGGTGTTGCTGTCTCAATTCCAAGCTCTTTTGCTTCTGCAACAGTTCCTTTTATCAGTTCAGACATTTCCTTTGTGTTGTAGGTATGACTCCCACGCATTACCAGATTGATTCTGAACAACTTACCTGCCTTATTGGTAGTTGTACTGGCTGTCGGTTGTAGGTGGCAAAATTCAAGGTCGTACACTTCTATATCGTTATCCAACGGAAGTGATACAAGAGAACCATTTATAATCTCATGCTGTCCGTACTCTGCTATGAGTTTGTTCTTTATATATACCTTGCTGTTATCCGTTACTTCTGCAATCTTCCCAACAAGTACATGAAAGTATGCATTGGCATCTAAAGACCTGCCCTCACGATATTGAACAACCTTAAGCCGACATTCTTTATCTTTCAGTCGGTCATATTCCCCTCGTATGTCTTTTTCACACACAAGGGAAATAACCTGCTTACCGCTTTCAAAATCAATGGATATATCATGAATTTTGGCTTTAGTTTCCATCTAATCAGCTCCAAATCTTTCTTACGTTAGCCTTGTCTTTGTTGGCTACAATGTACTGATATTCTCCCTCAGTAATTTCTGAAATATCTTTATGATGATAAGATGCAAGAATCTTGTTAATATCAAATGCCATTTCATCACACAGACTCAAAAGTGTGTCTTGTTTGATTTTTGAAATCTTCATACCTCTGATTGCTTCTGCGTTGTTATCGTCTGTCTGCTTGTCCGCTCTTGCTTTGCGTTCTTTTTGATTTTCGTCCGTGTCAGCATCTTTTGTATCATCCAGTAAGAAGATTCCATTTAAGGCATACTTACGTGCATAAGATGATGCTGTACCTGTTATTTGAGAATCATCCATTCCCTTTTTATTAAGTGCTTCTCTTGCAAGTGCTGTTGTTACTACGCTTGCTTCTGTTTCAATGTCCTGCACCTTTACCGTTGCTTTTACATAGACACGATCACCAACGGCTATTACATCGTCCGTTATGTACATCGCAAGCTTCTGTTCTTCCAGAAGTGGTTTCACAGCTTCTAAGATTCCCTCTGCGTTGCGGTACATATACCCACCGAATGAGTTTCTTAGATTTTTTGGTGCTTTCAATGTTGTCTGAATCTTCATCATCTTTTCATGTATTGTCATGTTATCTATCTCCCATCTGGTTCATATTCTCCGTTATATGGAATTACATTTCCCTGTTCATTGACTTCTTTCACACTGCATACATCATCAAAACGAGCTTCTTTTAGTTCCTCTAATTCCTTTTTGAATTTTGGATTTCCTGTAAACACGTCCCACATATACTCTAGTAGCCATGTTTTATCCTCTTCGTTATTTCTTGCCTGCTTCCAGATATATTCTGTTGCATCTTCCATTGGGATTACTTCGCCATATTCGTTTGTGTATCCTGTTACGATCATTCCTGCTCACTCCCTGCTTCTCTTAGAATCTCTTCTACGTCAAATTCCTTTTCCTGTGGCTCTTCTTCCTGCATTTTTTCTTCTAACATTTTAATCAGTAATCTAGTGGTTGCAATGCACGCCATATTTTCCATAAATACCAGTGGTTCTGGATTGTCAAAAAATCTATCATTTAAAACCGAACCCGAAACAGTAGCTAATTCATCTTTACTGTACGTCCAATTTTCTCCACAAAAGATATTTCTTATTACCTTTTCAAAGTAGTCTGTCAACATTATTGTTAACTCTTTGTCAGATTTTGTATTTTCTTCCTCTGTCATATTCTCTGGTTGTGTGTTGCTGATTCCATTAACGATTATTTCTTTAACCGTATCCTTAAATTCTGTTTTTGTAATAATCATTGTCACATTCTCCTTTTCCTGCTATACTGTTGTTATGCATTTTTTGTTAAGCACTTTAGACATGCACGTCTTGGTGCTTTTTTTATTTCCACCCATCACGCTCCATTTTAATTTCTGCCAGACCTGCGAGTGTGCAGAACGCCATGAATACAAACGGTGTGATTCCTAGACCTGTTAAAGCAAGTCCCAGAATCATGATTGCTGTTCCTGTTCTCATATCATATCTCCTCTCAATGCTCTGTTTTCTTCTCTTTGTTTCCTTGCTCTCCATTTTTCAAACAACTCAGTGTCAAAGAAGATTGGAGAATTTTTCTTAGCACCTTTTTGTGCAAAGTCTTGTCCACGTTCCCGATAAGCTTCATCCAGAAACGACCTCGGGAACCCCATTTTCACAAGCTCTCCCATCTTCATAACTGGTTTCGGGTACTCCATGTTTACCTCACTTTCTCCGCTTCTTCCTGCGGTAGTATCCTCTTTTCTTCATTCCTGCCTGTCTGAACGCCACTTTCTTGTATTTGCCGTTCTTCTTAGCTTTAATTCTTTGTCCCATTCTCTAAGTCTCCATCAATGTCGGTGTGATAGTTGTTAACTCCGCTTCCGTCCTGCTGAACGTATTCATATGAGTTGAACACATATATCCACACTGTATTTGTCGTAACCAATGCAATGAATGTAATTAACCAGATTGCAAACCATCTTTTTGCTGTCCGTTTACTTTGCTCAATTACCTCTGTTGCAAAGTATTCTTCTAAGTCTTTCCACTGCTTTGTTTTATCTTCCATTCCGCACCTCTTTCTTGCGGTGTTAAAAAAATTGTGTTATAATTTCCTTACCGCTAAGCTATGGTTAGTGGTTACATTCGCCCTGTGTGGTAGTTCTAGTACCGCATGGGGCATTTTTATTTCTTTCGTTCTTCTCTTCTCTTTTTACTTCTGTAGTCGTCGATTAATACAGCTGTGATTTCAAGTGCAATTACTCCTACAGCTCCTACAAATATTCCTAATTGAAATGGTGGAATATACATTTCTGCACTCCTTTCTGTGTTATAATCTCCCTAGGAGGTGTACTATGTCTAAAAATCCTTTACCGCATCTTGATAAACCAGATGAAGAAACCATTGATAAAATGAAATCTTCCGACTATTCCAAAAATCAAAAGATTCAAGATGCTATTAATTCATCCATTTCCGCTGACAGCAAAAGGAAATATCAGCAGAAATTTAATTGGTTTTCTAAACATTGGTTAGAGTTGCTATCTGTCTTAATTGCTTTAATAGCTCTTATCGTCAGTCTATTTAAGTAGCAATCTCGCAATCGCAAGTACCAATGCTGTACAAGAAAGCACAAAAGATATTCTTGTAATCAATGGGTACTCTGACCATGCTCTCATTTTTTTATGAGAATATCTTTTCTTCACTACTCACTCTCCTCTAAAAAATAATCTACTGTCACACCAAAGTAATCAGCTAATGTTTTAATGCTTTTTAAACCTGGTTTGATTCTTCCTGCTTTCCAGTCTGAAAAAAGCGAACTTGTCATTCCTGTATCTTTTGATACTCGGTAATCCGTAATACCTTTTTCATCTCTTAGTTTACAATATCTTTCATAAACCAAATTTTTCACTCCTTTCTAAGTTAAAACTATTGATTTTATCTCGGTTTAGTGATATATTGTGTTTAACGAATTATTTATCACTTGATTCCACGAGTCACTCGCCAAACCGACTCGTTTTACCTCGCTCATCCGAGTTACAAGTGTATATTAGCACGTTTTGACGAGGTAGTCAAGGGTTTTATTTCGTTGTGTCGAATTATTTTTATAAAAAGGGGCAACGCTATGTATGAAATTTTTGAAAAATTGTTGAAAAGACGTGGCATAACAGCCTATCGTTTTTGTAAAGACACAGGGGTTTCAACCTCTACTATCAGTACTTGGAAAAAGAAAAATTCCAAAATAGGTATGGATTTAGCAGAAACGATTTCAAATTATTTCGGGGTATCAATTGATTACCTCATGACAGGAAAGGAGGAGGATAAAAAAGAAAAAGATAACCGTGTAATAGACATCAAAGACGAACTGGAGAGAATGAGAGATTTACTTAAAAACAGGACTAGACACCCTATCTACTACGATGGGGAAAAACTTGACGATGAATCTCTTGATGCGATCTTAGCTCAGTATGAAATGTCACTTATATATCTTAAACAGAAAAATAAGTGAAGAAAGGATATGAATGTATGAATCATAATCAAATTAAATCTATTGTATACAATTTGATTAAAAAATACGAAACCAGAAACCCCGTTAGGCTTGCAAAAGAATTAGACATAATCATCCAGATTGGGGACTTAAAAAAAATATCTGGTTGCTATTTAAAGATTCACGAAAGAGATTTTATTTACATAAACGAAAAATTATTAGACAACGAAAAAAAGTATTACGAAGTATTAGCTCATGAGTTAGGTCATGCGGTCCTGCACAAAGAAGATTTTTATTTCTTCTCATTCGGCAAGAACTGTTATGAGAACTCTATCGAACAAGAAGCACAGACATTTGCTTCTGAACTTTTGATACCAGACGAAGTGATACTTGAACACAAAGATTATACAAAAGAGCAACTTGCAATGCTGACAGGATACACCCCTCAGCTAATTGCATTTAAACAGCTCTAATTTTTTTCTTTTTTTGTTTTATTTTTTTCTTTTTAATTAAATATAAATATTAATTATTATAATACTATATAGGTTATATATAACTATAGTCTTTAGATACTATATATTTATATAAAAGAAAATAAAAATACACTAAAAACATTGTTTTGTCAATCACAAATTTAAAAAACTTTTTGCATGGTACTGAAAACCGCATAAAACCATGGTTTCTTGGACTTTTAAAAAAGGAAATGCATAGTTGATTGATGTTTGCCTGCGATTTGCCTGCGATTTGCCTGTGATGCAACTATGAAAAAAGTCTTGAAAACTGCATAAATACGTGGTTTCTTGCCTGCGATTTGTCTGCGATTGTGGTTGCCACCTTGCCTGTGATTGTTATAAAAAGGAGGGTTTTTACATGGCATTAATAACTTGTACTGAATGTGGGAAAGAGTTCTCTGAAAAAGCTTCTGCTTGTCCAAATTGCGGATGCCCAACAGAGGAAATCTTAAAAGAATTAGCTACTGTTTCTACTGCTGATAATGAAGTTCCGCGGTATGAAATTGATGAAAAAACGATTGAGATTGCTATAGAAAAAGGTATTGTTAATGAACCTAGTGATTTAATTATCACAGCAGGTAAATATACAGATAGTGGTTTTCTTTCTACGCTAACACATATACTTTATGTAGCAAAAGACAGCTTCTATTTATGCCGTTTTGATAAGGCAGAAGAGAATCCAAAAGAAGATATTATTGTCAAACTGGATTATACAAATGATGCTATTAATCAGTTAACTTATGATTATGAAATGCGTAAATTTAACGGTAATTTTGGTTTTAATGCAAGTAAAATCAAAGCGGATAAAGACAGGTCTAGGGATGCTTACTATGAGATTTTGAAAAAGGTAGACAGCAAAAAAGCCGAAGATTTTTATAAGATTTTTTATCTGGATGCACCATACTGTCCTAAGTGTCACAGCTTGAATATAGGATATGAGTTTGTGCAGGACTCAGCTAAAACAAAGGGAAAATCTGAGGTCCGTAAAAAGAGTGTTGTGACTCGTGCAGGTAACAGTCTGGGACGTGCAGGTATGATAGCTGCTACTGGTGGTCTGTGGGCATTAACACCTAAAAAGTCTAAATACAAAGAAAAGAAATCATCCAAGACAGATATTAACAGTAAACAAATGGCAATTTGCCAAGACTGCGGTAAATCTTGGGAAGTTAAATAACAATAAAAAAAGACCGTACCACGCCCGAATGTGGTACAGTCTCCAAAAACACTGTTTTTGATTTAATGAATCTTAACCAACTATTATTGTATCATTAACAGTGCGGTCACGCAAGGGTATAAAAAAGAGCCACCGTAGACATCCAGAAAACACAGCAACTCTTTTTTTAATAGTAATTAATTCATAATTAAAGGATTAAAGATTGAAAGTATAAACCATTTCCACTTATATTGTATCATTAACAGTTTATAATTTCAACGGCATAAAAAAAGAGCCACCGTGAAGACTAATAAGAATCGGTAACTCCTTTTTCCATAACATAGTTGGATTATAAAATATTAAATTATAGAAAGTTCATTTATATTGTAACACATCTATGTTATTTTTCAATCTTTTTAAAAACCACTCTTGCATGGCTGTTATTTTTGTACCCATTTTGTGATTTTGATTATTAAAAAGGAGTGATACAATGGCAACAGCTAAATTTAAAAAAGGTAAAGACGGTTACTATTCCACTAACGTGTGGGATGGCACATACAAGGATAATGGAAAGAAGAGATATAAACACCTGCGGTCCGCTAAAAGCTCTAAGGACCTCGAAAAGAAAGTAAAAGAATATGAACAACTAAGAGACCAACGGCAAGCAATGGTTGACACCGATATACTATTTATTGATTATGCCAGACAGTGGAAAATCCTATATAAAGAGTCTAATCGTGCCAACAATACTAATAAAATGTACGACAATGTAATTAACGTCCATTTTGACAGCATTAAATACATTAAGCTACAAGATGTACAGCGAAGCCACTTACAATTGATTCTGAACGGTGCTAAAGGCAAATCACGGACACAGCAACAAATAGTTATGACATTTAAGCAGGTCCTGCACTCTGCTGTTTGCGATCGCATTTATTCCGCACAATCATTTGCAGATATATTTGACAACTTTGAATCTATAAGTTACAAAGCAAAAGAAAAACGCCCATTGACACCAGACGAACAGAGAGCCGTTTTTAAGGCAGATTTTAATTTAATGGATAAAATATATGTCTATATCATTTACGGCTGTGGATTGCGGTGTGGGGAAGCCTTGGCACTAACAGAAGCAGACTTTGACCTAGAAACAAAAGAAGTATCTATCAGCAAATCACACGACATATCAGACAACATACCAAAGAAAAAAACAGTAAAAAACATACAGAACGGAGAAAGAACGTTACCGTTACCAGATAACGTATTTGATACAATCTCTAGTTACATAAAACAACTTAGAAAAGATGGTAGAAAATACTTATTCATAAATCGTGATTACAAGCCTATGACAAAATCTGGTTTCCGCAGGATGTGGGGCAGAATCATAAAAGCAATGCAGGCAGTCAGCGAAAGTCCTATTGAAGATTTAACAAGCCACATCTTCCGCCACAATTACTGCACAAACTTATGCTACCAGTTCCCTAAGATTAGCATAAAGATGATTGCAAGACTTGTAGGGGATTCTGAAAAGGTCGTTCTGGAAGTATACAATCACTTAATGTTAGAAAAAGAAGATAGCATATCCGCTGTAAATGATGCTTTAAATTTGGAACAAAAAATGGAACAACCCACGAAACGAAAAATGGAACAACTAAATGAAATGGTATCTTAGATTTCTGGAACACGGATGGAACATGGAACACGGATGGAACAAATACTTCCCTAAACTTTAGATACTTTCGATTACTTTTAAGGGTATGATTTTTAGACAGGTCATACCCTTAAAAACCGCATAAATACAAGAAAAGCACGGTATTTAGCCATTTGGCAACCGTGCTTTTTAAAGTGAGCGTGCGGGGATTCGAACCCCGGACAACTTGATTAAAAGTCAAGTGCTCTACCACCTGAGCTACACACCCTTAACTGGGATAGCTGGACTCGAACCAGCGGTGCAGGAGTCAGAATCCTGTGCCTTACCACTTGGCGATACCCCATCA